ATTCAAGTCTTTTTTCAGCTATTAGAGTTTCATTCAATGACTGTCTATATCTTAATTGATTGTCTGATAATTTTTTTATAGAATTTGACATATCCTCATAATTATCTTTTAGAATATCTGCCATTTTTGAAGCTTCAAACATACTATCTGTAATTAAATATATTGCAGTTGCAGCTATTGCAAGTGGACTAGCTCTTAATAAAGTATTTAATGTCCTTTGTGCTGTTGTTGCTATTATTGTACTTGCTGTTTGTGTTTTAGTGGAATATGCTAACTTAGTTTGTGCAATCGCTGCTTGTTCTGCTGATACTGCCTCTATATTTAAAGCTGTTATCTGTGCTTTTGTTGCGATTGTATTATTCATCACTCCATGAATATTTACAGCATTTGCCAAATTCCTTAATTTTGTCGCTTTTTCTCCTAATGCAATAGCTGATGCTCTATGAGATTCTGCTATTGCATTAGATTCTATAATTGGAACTATGGCTTTAGATACCGCATTGTATGCCTTAACTGACGAGGTAACAGCTAATATGCTTATCCCTGCTTTAGCGAACATTTCGCCCATTTCTACAATTACAGGGATATTATCTCTTATTTTATCTATAGATTGAGAAATATCAACAAATACACCACTTACAGATTCTCCAATATCTTGCGTTCTATTTAAATCGCCTATAATATTTTTTACGGACTGTGTTATTAATGCACTTCCCTGACCAATAGTTACACCCATCTGTTTAAAAGATTTTTCTGTAATACTAGATTGAGACAATATGGCATCTATTATAATTTCACTTGATAATTTACCCTCTTCAGCTGCTTTTCTAAATTCCGCGGATGTCATTTCAGAACCTCTTAAAAGAGTCTGATATAAACTTGCAGATTGGTCTCTGATTGTTCCTAGTTCTTGACCTACTCCTTTAAAGTCATTACTGAATGCTTGACCTAGTTGTGTAACTAAAGCGGATGCACCAGAAACAGAAGTTCCCGAAATAATCATTTCTTTATTAATTAATTTAGTGAGTGAAACCATCTCAGATTGAGATAAATTTAATTCTTTTGTAGACATTGATAATTTTTGATATAAGTCAACATTTGTAGACAAGCTAGTTCTAGTATCTCTGGAAACATCTTCTAGTTTTTTTTGTACTTCTAATAATTCTTTTGATGATTTAGTAACAAGCTTTAATTTACTATTGACTTGTGTCATATCATCAATAGTTCTAGTAAAAGCTTTTACACCCTCTAATGATAAGTAAGCTGTAGTTAGACCTATTACAGCTTTTTTCATATTATCAGTGGTTCTTTTTACTATTCTTTCTGCTCTATCAAATCCCGACACTAGCTTTTGCGTATCTGCTTTTACATCTATTAAAACAGTTCCTATAGTTTGCGACATCACATTCCTTTAAAAAAGAAGTTTTTTAACACCTCGTTATTTTTTTCTACATCCGTTTTAGATTCTTTGTTTTTGCTACATATCATAAAATCTTTATGCTTTAGTTTACTCTTTCCAAATGAAGCTACAAGTTGACAAATGTTCGCCATTTGTATTTCGCTTCTATCGCTTGAAAAAGGCTCTAAATTGTAATATTCGTACCAATCATATAAATCTTGATAAGATATTGTATTTCTTATCTCTTCTACTGTTTTAAAATTTGTGTGAACAACTAGTTTATGTAGAAATTTTAGCTGTTCTTTTGCTTTTTTTCTTCCTCTTCATCAGTTGATATTTCTTTATCTACTTTTAAAAGTTCTTTTAATTTTGCGTCCCATTTTTTACGCTGTGCTACAGTCATTCCAATATATGCAATTTCTGAATAAGTTTCGTATATAAAATCTTTTCCCGTTTTAGTAATAGTTTTCATTTCATCATCTGTAAAAAATAATGGTTCTATCATAGAACACTTTACGGCAAAACAAACCGCGTCAAATTGATTTTTTTCTGAATCCCCCAATATTGAGTTAAATTCGTCTGTTTCATTCATTGTAAGTTGTCTTATTTTAACTTCGCCCTTACATAAAGCACTTTTAAAAGTTGATGTTTTTGTTGTACACGCTGATAATAATTCTTTTCTATCTAACATAATTTTTCCTTGTAGTTTTTTTGGTGTAGTTTTTTGACAATGTTCCACATGGAACAATTTAAAAGTGAGTGGATTTACTACAAAACCACCCTACTTATTTTTAAGTTGCTGCTGTAATTGTTTCTGATGTTGTTGGTTGAATTGTAAAAGTTTGTTGCATAATTCCATCTTTCTCATAAACTTTAGTTCTTCCTGTTACACCCATAGTAATTGTTGATTTTGTTCCTGTTCCCGTAACAGCCGTAACTTTATCATCTAATTCTACTGCGTAATCGTATGTAACTTTATCATCAAAACTACTATTTAATTTTGCAATACCACCCGCATTATCAGGGTCATAAGGCACTGTAACATCAAATGAAGCTCTTGTAATACTTCCAAATGAAATTAATTCTTCATCTGAACTCATACAGCTATAAGAGTTAGTTCCTCTTGTTTCGCTATAGTCTCCTGTTTCTAATACACATGAAATAACTTCACTATCAACTGTAACAATCATATTTTGACTATCTATTGCCATAATTCTATCCTTTAATTTTAAAATCTATTAATTGTCTATATAACTCTGTTTCATCTTCAAACAAATCTCTATTACTAAGATTGTTTAAAGCGTGTTTAAAACTATATAAAGCATTTTTTGTTGCATCCTTTATCGCTTTAACATTTGAATAAGATTTACTATAACAGTCTATCTGTACTCTAACATCTTGCTGATATGCACTTCCACCCATACAAATATCATCTTTATCATTTACGATAAAATAAACTAAGTAGGGAACTTGCCCATTTTGTGGTTTTTGATTTGGATATACTCTCCCACTAACCAGCGTATTTAAATCTGTATCATTTTTCAAATGTAAATATAATTCAGATTCTATACTCATCTTCTAGCCTTGATAATTTCTTTATCTATTCTTTTAGACATATATTTTTTAGCTTCATCAATAGAGTTTTTATCTTGATTTTCAAAAGCAGGACGCATAAATGGTCTAGCACTCATATTGGAAGTTCCAAATTCTATCATGTGACCATAAAAACCATCATTTTTACCACCTTTCCTGGGAGATATTGAAAATCTTATTTCTGTTCTACTTTTAGATTTTCTTTTGGTTATTCCTAATGATTTTCTAAGATTTCCCGTTCTTACAGGAACATTTCCTTTAGCTTCATTTAGAATTGGTTTTGCACCCGCTCTAACTGATCCTACCATTATATTTTTTTGGATTCTTTCAGGAAATATTTTTAAAGCTTTTAAAAGTTTTTTTGAATCAAATGTAGAACTAATCATTTATAACTTCTTCCACTTTTATTTGATATTTCTTGTTTTGCTCCATATTATTAATTACTGAAATGATTTTAAAAATTCTATTTCCGTATTTAATTCGCATTGAAGCATTTAATCCATCAAAATACCTAGTTTCAATCTTGTGTGTAACTTTTGCAAAATCTGTATTTGATAAAAAAGATTCATTTCCTGATATTGGTATGATTGAAGCGTAAGCCATGTTAAAATATGACCATTCAGATTCCTCAACCTCTCCAAAATCATTAGTTGTTGTACCTTGATTCTGAATTGTAACTTTATGTTTCAATCTTCCACTTTGCATTTTAAATACTTCTTATCTTATAAAAATCTAGCATTTTATTCACTAAATTATCACTAAACTCATTAATTGGAACACCTACAACAAATTGCTCTCGGTGTTCGTACAATGTTGATACTTTGATTTTCATCCACGATATAATACTTGTAGGTACTGTCGTATAACCACTTGCAAAAGTAATTTTAATAGCGTTTTTATGTTCCTTGTGTGATTCTGTATCTTCAAAGTGAACTTTAAAAATATCATTTTCGCCATAAAGATAATAATTTGTATCTGCTAAGATTTGATAATTTCCATCTTCATCCATATATTCAATCTTTGAAATTGTTTTTATTGGATTTTTTGGCAATTTTAAATCTTGTTCAAAACAACTTAAATATAGTTCAAATGTAGCACTCTCAAATTGTCTATTAGTGTAGTTTTCAGCATATTCTCTTGACGCTGCTATCATTGATTCGATTAATGTATCATCTTCATCAATTCCTAACATTCTCATAAAGGTTTTTGCATCTGCTAAACTTATAGGCTCGTTTGCTGGTGGTACTGTTTGAACTATGTACATTATTTTACTCTTCTATCTCAAATTTTAGTAAATCAGATTTTGCATTATCTACATTTGTGTATACTATTCCACGTAATTCACAAAGTGTTTTTAAATCATCTGATTTTAAATCTTTTACTATAGTTTTATCTGAAACAAAAGCATCATTTAAAGCATCATTTTTTATATCTGCAATTTCTATCTGTAAGTTTTCAATAATTTCTCTTTGTGATTCTACTTGTAATTTTAGAATCT